TTAATTTCTCGGCTGGATCACACTTTTTCCATTGTCAAAAGACGGATTAAACGCATAGAAATTCTTGCTGTCTAACTTCTCCTGGGTGATGCGCAGGGCTTCACCGAACCTCTGATAATGAACGATCTCCCGCTCTCTTAAATATTTGATAGGCTCACATACGTCATAATCTGTGACTACACGGAGTATATTGTCGTATGTGGAGCGGGCTTTCTGTTCCGCAGCCATATCTTCATGAAGATCGGTGATAATATCTCCCTTGCTCTGGAATTCACAGGCATTAAATGGTACACCACCTGCAGCCTGAGGCCAGATCCCGGTAGTATGGTCAATATAATAAGGACCAAAGCCCTGTTCTACCAGCTGTTCGGCTGTTAAATTCCGGGTAAGCTGGTGGACGATGGCCGCCACGATCTCCAAGTGGGCCAACTCTTCCGTGCCAATGTCTGTAAGGACTGCCTTGCACTCCTTGTATGGCATGGAATAGCGCTGGGAAAGATAACGCATGGAAGCACCCATTTCCCCGTCGGGACCACCATACTGTAAAAACTCATAATAATATCATTCAACTATTGCTGCAATAAAAAATACGGAAACAATGCAGGCATTGTCTCCGCGGAAAACATATGTTTTTGTTCTGCTGTAAGTGTTTCCACTGTCCAACTGGTTATAATTCCTTCTAGACAATCGAATTATAGCACAGTGGATGCACTCTCACAATAGTAATTTTAAAAATTATGTTCGCATAGATGGGTCTCCAATAAGTGGCTATGGCGGTATGGGATCAAGTTTTAATACTGGTGTTACTTTGATTGATGATGCTGGAAACGCAGGTATGCCAACAGCTGAGTGGTATATGCTAATCTCCGCCGGTGGAGATGGAACCCGCTGTCAATTAGCAGTTGCACTTTTCACGGGTAAAATATACTGGCGTAACTGTGCAGCTGGTAAATGGTCTGAATGGGTACAGAAAGTGTAGATTTCAGATTATTTCGCCATCCACTCTCCCCAAGTATTGTTTCCCTTTTGTCTAATATAGAATTTTTCGTTACCCGCCGATAATGCAAGTTGCGAATTATAAACGGAATTCGTGTTGTAGACGCTTAAAACGATGCCTGCTGTTGCTTGAGTTAATCCTTTTTTATACGGAGAGTTCGCTGAATTTACGTCATAAACCCCTAATATGACATCAGGTACATCTAAGTCTGATATATATCCGTAGGTGCTACCTAAATTACTATTGCATAGAAAAAACCAGGTACTTTTTATGATACCTGGTCCTCCCTATTCCTACTGCTTCTTTTGCTTCTTTTTTGCTGCCTTATTCCAATTCGTCCAATCCTCTCCGGTATACAATGCCTTTCCATTTACCTTAAGCTGTTTAAGGACATTTTGGATCTCTTCTCTGCCTTTTCTGTCGGCTGCAATCCATAAAGGCTTATAATGACTTGTAATGGATGTTTTAATCGAACCTACAGCCTCTTTCTGTGTCTTTCCTTCATCCACTTTACTTTTTACAATGGCATCTGCCATCTTTTTAAAAGGATCCAGAGATTTAGCATTTTTATTATCATACTGGCCTATTGCTGCCAGAAGATCCGAATTGCTATAGAATTTTACACTGCTACTATCCTCTGATGCACCCTGATCCGTCAGGATATCTCCATACAGGCTATCCGGTTCTGTTTCTGCCTCTGCTTCCCAGTCTATATCATCCCCAGAGCCTTCAAGCTGCTTAATTCTTGTATCTATGGCGGATTTAACCAGTTTAGGCGCATACCCCTGAGCTATCAGCTGCTCTGCTGTCTTTTCGTATGTCTCCAGATCATAGGCTTCTTTTGCCTGGGCTGCCGCATCAACAAGCGGATTCACTGTGGTTTTACTTATCAGCTCTGATTTGATGATGGTCTTGATTTTTTTTGTAATGGTATCGTTATCGATGCCAGCCTTATTAAGATCCGTTTTGATTTTTTGCTGGAAGTCCTGATCTCCGCTTCTATGTGCCTGCACCATCATACCAACATACATATTCAAGTTCTGCTTGCTTCCAATATCGTATTTCTGTTTTAACCAAGCATAGTCTGCTTTTCCTCCTATGCTATCAAATATCGTATCCGCTACAGCTCCCATATCACGTGTAAGACCCTTAATCGGGATACCTGTTAATTTACTTGCCATCTGAGCAGAATATATCGCCACATACTGCGGTGTATATTGACTGTTTCCCTCTCGTAACTGATCGATACGATTCCAGGCATAATACAGATCCTCAATGCTTGCTAAATCTGCACGCTTAGGAGAATATCCGGCCATCATAGAGAAAACTTCTTTTACATATGGTACATTATTTAAGAGATTCATGTTGTCCCAAAAATTGGATTCTACGTTTTCTTGGTACTTCTCCTTAAGGTTCTTATCGCGATCGTTATCGCGCATCACATCAACCACTGATGCCGCAAGCGCTGTGATAATGTTAGTCATTGTAAATACAGTCGCCGCTCTTACAGCCATTTTCCGAGAACCTGGTTTGCCTGTTTTTAAATCTACAGCCGCCCGATATAACATATCATACGTCTTTAGTGGTTCTGCCATAAAACTTGTTATTAATTTATTAAAATCTTTCTCGCTACGCATGATCTGCGTTCTATGCAATACAGAATCAACAACCTGAGTCTTATCTACCACTTCACCAAAGCGTTTACCTACCTGGGTGTAAAACTCCTCTGAACCTTCTTTTAATTCTGGATGCTGATCTTTACACTCAAATTCGCAAGCTCTCCAAAGGCGATTCCAAGCTAACTCATCGCCTTTCTCTGCCAGGATCATAGTGCTGTTCACAAACCTCTGCTTTGCGCTGTCTGTATTAAACATGATGTCTTTCATCTGGCGGCTGGTATCCATCCGATAAAATCCCCAGTCTTTCCACTGCGCGATCGGTGCATATTTGCAGATTAGGTCCCACTGTCCTTTCTTGGTAATAGTAAAAGCACCTTGTGCTAAATACTTGGGGCTTATCTCCATTGAGGCTCTGACATACGCTGTAGGCTGCTGAATGGCTACGCGAAGATTTCCAGCAACTGATGCTGCTTTCATGTTGGAAAATAGCGTATCACTAATGCTTCGTTCCTTATTAATGCTACCATTTAGATCCAATACCAGTTTGTTGATATAATCATTTCCCTCTTTTCCAAATGTCCTCTCTATCTCTTCTTTGATAGATGATCCAAACTCTGTTGTTCCTCTTGCGTCCTTATAGTTGTACACCTTATTAAGATCCGACAGCGGAACCACATAGGCGTTATATGTACTCATGTTATCAACCTGGCGGCTAAACACATCAAAGATGTCCTCAATAATCAATGGATTATTCGCATATGGGGTTGTGCTCTTGGTGATTCCCATGTTCTTAATAGTTGCCTCTTTATTTCCCGCATCTCCCTGCCTGGTTGCCACATAGTTTTTATCTGTGCTAATTGGGAAGTAGTTCTTTGCTGTGAATTTTTCATAACCATACATGTCCATGGTTACTTCATTTCCCCAGGCTGCACACTGATCTCCCATAAACTGCTGCAATCCATCCGCAAGAGCACGCTGCGCCGGTGTTAAAGTCTTTGTAATCATTGCTACATCTGCCTCTGTAACCTTTACAGGGCGATAGTTCTTTTTTATCTGGGCCGGTGTATAAGTTTTCCCTTCCAGTTTAGCTTTTCCAAGTACCGGTGCCTGCTTAATACCGCCTTTTCGATCGTACATATGTCCTCTGGCCTGGCTTCTTTTGTTTAACTCATACAGCGACATCACCTGAGCTACAGTAAGATCAATCTCACCTCTCGAAGTCTTAAAATGCTGTGTCTTGGCATTTGATCCCGTCCATTCACGCAATTCTTTAGGCTTGATTCCATACTTATCCACAATATCATCCACATATTCCTGAGCAGATCTCAATTTTTCTGTCTTTTTATCCAGTCCGCTACGCAATGCATCATAGGTGGACTTCATGTTGTCTCCCATTTTTCCAAACATGGTCTGGGGATCCAGCATGTCATAATTCAACAGTTTATCTCCCATTCCCGCAGGTCCTACATACTCCACCTTATTCCGCCTCTGCTCCAGATCCCTAAACACTCCATCTGCCAGAATACTCAGTTCTCCAGATTTTTTGTTGCTCTTAAGATCATTTACTTCTGTTATAGCCTTTTTCATAGCCATGACCGTCTTTTTAAGCTCACCCATGCCATATGCATCCAAGTTATCCAGTTTATCAATTCCCTTTGTTTTTTCAATTAACTCCTGAATGCGCTGCGCAATATCTGGGTCAATATCCATGGTCATGGTATCACCAGTCTTCTGGTCCACATAAACACCGCCATTATCCAGAATCTCCTTAAATGCATCCTGGGCTGCTTTCCAGTCTTCTTTTCGCTGGGTCTTAATCACACTATCCTCATCATTTGGAGAAAAATCAATGTTGTTCAGGAAAGCCGCTACAGATTGTCTCAGTCCCTCTGGAATATGCTTTGAATCAGTCGGTTTCAGCAACCAATTCTGTAATTTTTTTCTTTCTTTGATGATCTGTCTCTTATCTTCCCTTTTCTGCTGATTCTCCCTCAATGACTTGATCCGCTCTTTGCTCCTCTGCTGCATGGCTGCCAATTCCTGGTTCTTGCTGTTTCGCAGATCATCCATCCTTTTTTTATAATACTCCCTCTGCTCTTTTCGCTCTGCTTCTGTGAGGTTTTTATACTGTTCTGCCAGGCGTGCGCTTTCTTCAAGGTTCTGCTTTTTAATCTGTTTAAGGCTTTCATCATACTTTGATTTCAAATCATTTTTATAGTCTCTTATCTTCTGCTGATACTGCCAGCGCAATTTTTGCATCTGAGCCTCTTTTTTATCAGCAAACGTCGCACTTGGTTTTCTCACATCAAAATACGAATCTAAAATTTCTTGACCGATCATGTATGACATTTCTTCCATATCAGCAGCATACGGATTTATAACTTGCGGAGCTGTTTCATCTAAAAATGCTGCTACTTGTTTCAGTCGGTCAGCTGGATGTGTTATGCTCAAAGGGAATTTTTCAGGATCTGCCGGGTTTAATGTATCTGTATAAAATGAATCTATTGATACTCCATCAGCTCCCAATTTCATCCTTCCAAAATTATGTCTTCTGAAATCATTATATCCCCCTTCAGATGCAAGATCAGGTTTATCTTGATCCGAAATTGAGATTTTTGTATTCTTTATCAAGTCTCGCACATCTTTATATCTTTCAGTCTGTTCTGTTTCCACCGATTGTGACTTTTTCAAGATGCTTTTACCCATACTGGTAGCTGCTTCTGTAATGGCTTGTCCATCCACCTGATCAGCACCACGGATATACTGATAAAGCTTAGACAGATTTCTTTCCAATGTTTCACTCGGATATTTGCTACCATACTCTTTCAAAATATTCCTTGCAACTTTTTTGATATCCTCAGTCCGCACTGCATCCTTGTCTGTCAACTTAAACTGCTGTTCCAGAAGATCATTCGCCTGCTTTAAAGCTTCATTTTGGTCTTGCAATGCCTGAATTCTACGTTCACTCATAGTATCGTCTACATCATCCAACTGGAAACGAGTCTTGCTTTTTTCTGTACCTGGTTGTATATTGTCCTTAGTAGCAGGAGTAATGACGCTATACGTTTCGGACGTTCTGTACGGGTCAGTTTTTTCTGGCATTGTAAGCGTAGTGGATACACTCCTGCTATTTTTATTTTCCCACGCATACATTGTGTGCAGCTCAAGCATTCCTTTCTTGCTTCTAACGTATTCTACGGCAACATTTTTTCCATTAATATCCTTCTCGAATTTCAGAACTGGTTTTCTATCTTTGGAACTGGTTGTATTTTCTACCTTATCGTAGCTTGATATAATTTCCGGAAGTCTTGATAGTATCTCCGGCGTTACCGGTGTCTGCCCTCTCGATCTTTCTTTTTCTGGATTGCTATGGCTGTCTTCAAACTCGCTTGTAATGGCAACATTTAAATTTTCTGTATTGACTCCTGTGTCTTTGTAAATCCGTTGCGCGAGCTCTGGACCTATTTTTCCAATATATAATCTTGCATATGGTTTTTTGTGGACATGATCGCGGTAAAAATCTGCAATATCTTGTTTTGTGTTGCATATTATGATACTGTCGTTATTTTTCCACCAGCCTTTCTCTTTCTCTCCGTATTCCTCAAATCCAAACTGATTTAATTCATACTTGCTGCTTTGCATGATGTTATCCGCTCTTTCTTTACCTGCTTTATAGTCCTTGCTGCCTTGCTCCAGACCAAGCAGCCAAGCATAGCGGGCATCTTCATACATCTGTACATCCTGTTCCAGATTCTTTGCTGCTGCGCGGGTGCTGCCAGTTTTGATCAGGTTCTTGATCGAATCGATCACATCTGACAGGAAATCAATGATCTTCTGGGCTAAGTTGCGATCTTTTTTTACTACCTGGTCGATAAAATCCGGATCGTTCAAGAATTTCTGTGTCGCATCTGCGGCAATCTCTTCCATTACCTGCTGACGGGTGAGGTCTTGCCCGGCATCCTTATAGCGGTTGGTGTATGATTCTACTAAATCTTCCCAGGCTTTTCCGGTTGTCTTCATTTGTGCTTCTGTCACGATCTCCTGATACAAGCGGTAAGATTCTGGGGCTGTATCTTTAATAAAATGTGTCAATTCGTGAGAAAGAGATCCGTTAAAATCCTCGGAGTTGATGTTTATGGTTATCTCTCCTGGTTTATATGATGCTGTTGCATTCTCCTGGGAAAGGTTGTCTACCAGGTTAATCTTAATGCCTGTTTTCTTTCCTATATGCTCTGCTACATTGCGCTGATCCTGTGTTGCGTAGTCAGATACAGTGCCTAAACCGCCCTCTTTGGGCTGTCCCTGTGTGTACTGAGGTTTAATCTGGTTATCTAGATTATAATCCTGGATACCGGCACGGTAGGCAGCTTCTATCTGCTGATCGGATAAAAGAGACATTAAAGCCGAGTGAGTAGCTGTGTCCAGATCGATCTGATTATAGCCTGCGTCATAAGCACGGCCAAATGCTTTGTTGAATGTAGATACATCTACAGATCCATCATATGTATTGACCAAAGCCTCACCACCGTTCTTTCCATATCCTGAACGGTACTCTTTCGCCTCCTGAGTGTCTGTGACCGGATTCTGTACATTGTCTGCTGTTTCTTGTAAATTTTCCGTAGGATTCTGTACATTTTGTATTTGAGGTTCAGCCTGGTTCTGCTCTGTATTCTGTTGTACATTTTCCTGCGTTGGCTGCTCTCCTTGCACTGACCAGTCTTCCTGTACCGGCTCTTCTTCCTGCACTGGCGGTTCTTCCTGTACCGGTTCTTCTTTCATCTGATTCTGTGTATCCTGAAATCTTTCATTCGCATCCGAACCTGATGACTGTTCTGCCTGTACACGATTAAACCATTCCTGCATACGAATGTCATATTCAGCTTTGTCTCGATTCTTAATAAATTCTTTGTTTTTCTGCCGCTCTGCATATTCTTTAGCAAGCTGCTGTAAATCTACCGCCTCTTTCCAGCTTTCCTCATTCTGATAGCTGCTTCTGTCTGTATCAATTCCTTCCGAATAATCCCTGTAATCAGGGTTTAATCTGCTTCCGTAGTCTGCTAGTCTTCTATTATTCTCAGTATTTCCAAGGATCTGACCACCAGCTCCCATGATTCCACCAGATACAGCACCTCCCAATCCCGACATAGCTACATTTTTCAAAAAATCTTCAAATGCCCTGTTCCTAGCCTCACTTTCACTGAATCCTTTTGCTTTATATATTTCATATTCTTGGTTATATTGAGACAATTCTCCCATTATAAGTTGATCAGATATCGTGTTCGCAATTTCTGTAAATACTTCTTCCGACCCTTCCGTCACTGCCTGTTTTGCAACATTTTTCAAAAATTCTCTTACACCCTTTCCAGGATGTGTCTTAAATTTTTCAAGTCCCTCCAATGAAAACTTTTCGAAAAATGCCTCTGCTGCTGCATTTGCCGCTCCCAGCTCTAATGACTGTTGAATGTTTCCTCCGCGTTCAGCAGCATCTTTCGTTGCGGATAATCCTGCTCCTCCTGCGGCTGCTGCTAATCCTACCGCTCCCATAGGCAACCGTCCAATGTTTTCCGCCATTGACATACCCGTTCCCACTGCAAAATTTCTTATATTTTCATTAGGGATAAGTGTGGTAAGACTTTCGTTTTCTGATACCCCTTTTTGAAATCCTTCGTTTAATACGCTGGCCGTAAACATAGGATCGTTCGGATCTATATTATCTTTATCGCCATTTGCAGCACTCCATCCATATTTTGCAACCATTGCCGGATATGCCGCCATTGTTGATGTTGCTGTCAATGCATCTGCCACTACCCCTGCAACTGGATGTTTTTTTGCAAAGTCCTGAGCATTAGCCTTGATATCAGTTGCACTTCTTTCATTTAATACAGTTTGCAACGAATCAATGTATTTTTCCGCAGCTTGTGGACCAAATTTTCCGTTCAAATAATAATATACATTTTTTTCATCGTCATTCATCCAATCATTTGTAGCCTTGGATGATCTTCTTAATGCCCGCCTGTCTTTACTTAAATAATCAAGTGGCGTAAATACCTGAATCCCTGATACGGCATTGGGTTTATTTTTTCCGTTTTCAACCTGTTCTTTGAAATCATCCATTTCAGGAATGTCAGTATATTTAATAAAAGAGCCACCATAATCAACACCAACTTTATTTCGTTCTGCCTGCTGTTTATTTAACTCTTTTTTTTCATCTAACTTTTTCTTCTTATAATCTTTGATAATCTCCCTATCATACTGTTCATCATACTGATTTTCAACATTATTCCAATCAATTCCGCTTTCTTTTTCTTCCTTATCGATTTTGTTCTTTGCTTTTTCCCATATCTGTTGCTCTTGCTGGCTTTTTTTATATTCTTTATACTTTTTTATTGCATCTGCCATAGGAATAGCGCTTTCTGCTACCTTTTCGCGATCACTACGTACAAAATCTGTCATGGCAGTTGTATGTTGCTTTGTAGCTTCAATACGTATTTTTTGTGCTCTTTCTTCGCTTTGCTTTTTTCTTACAGCTTCTGCCTCTTCCCTTTGTTTCCGTTCTCTTTCCTTTTTTTTATTTAACATTGTACGCAGTTCACTGTATTCCTCTGCTCCGCCTCCTTGTGAGGCATAGCTTCTTTCTCCAGACGTATTTCTTAGCGGATCATTATCCTCATTATCAAATTTAGGATGATATCCCTCCATTGCCTTCTTCTTTTTCAGTACACTGGATAACGTAGTAGCCACTTTCTATGCCCCCTATTCTTCGGTAATCTTTTTCAGTGTTCTCAGACCCTTATCATAATCTCCACCAGCCTGGGTCATAACTTTTTTAATCTGGCTATCTGTAAGACTTGGATATTTATCAGCGATATACTCAATCACATACGAATCGTCATAATAATTAATGCCATGACCATCTTTCGCATTAAGGAGCTTCTTCGCATCTGCCACATAGTTAGACAGGTCCGTTGCAGAGCTAGAAGTTTTCTTGCTTGATTTACCACCGCTTTTACTTCCTCCACTGCCTCCGGATGCTTTTTTAGCCAGTGATGCCGCCAACTGCTGTCTCTGCAATTCCAGCTGCAATGCATCCTGCTGTTTCTGATAGTCAAACTGTGTCTGCCAGTTCTGCTGTGCAAGTGCATCCTGGGTCTTCTGGTATGCGTACTGTTCCGCCCACTGCTGCGCAGAAAGATCTGTCTGGTATGCTCCAAAATCCTGGTTATATGAGCTATCATATCGTCCAGCGTAATAATTTAGATCATTGTAGTAATCATTTACACTGTCTCTATACCTGCTATAATCAATGTTATCCTGGTTATTTACTGCATTCAGACGGTTATACAGCTCCTGTCCTTCATTCAGATACTGCTGATATACACGGTCATATATGTCAAATGACTTATCGTTCAGCTGGCTCAGGTAATTGTCATACGCCTGCTGTCCTGCTGCCTGTGCATAAGTGGATCCGTAACCACCTGTAGCCGCTGTTGCTGCTCCCATGGTATCCCTCATGGCTTTCTGTCCCTGCTGGATATACTGTTCCCGGTAGTTTTTATACAGATCTGAATCATATACACTATTCGTGTCAAATGACTTCCTGTTTAATATATTATCAATGATCCCATCAATTGTTCCTTGATACTTGCTATAGTATTCATCCGGCTTATTATTTTCAATTTCATCCAATCGATCAGCATAATCCGTTGTCCGTGCAGATGGTGAAAACTTTGCATAGTTATAATCCGTCAAGTATGTAGCCGCCGGATGTCCCGGTCCGGTCTTGCCATCATCGCTCACCGGTGTAATTGTTACGTTCTGATTCTGGTTGTTGGCATTACTCTGCTGCCCCGCTGCCTGTGATTTCTGAGACTGCTGCTGCAATGACTTCAACAGTGACATATTCTGCTGTGCAGTTCCGCTGTATCCAGTAATTCCATACTGAGATGCAAGGTTTTTTCTGGCGCCGTAAGAGCTGTCCATGTTACGGCTTTTCAAATAATCAACAATAGATGCAACTGCCATACTTATTCCCCTTTCTTATCTTCCGGCTGGTCCTTAGTCTCAGATTCCATTCTTTCTCCATTTTGGAGCATTCGATTGATTGTAAGCAGAATCCCTGCCTGTGTTACTCCCTCAACTTTTAACTGATTTAATGCGATCAGTGCTGTATTAATATCACTTTCTTCAAAAACAATCTTCACTAAGCTGCCTCCTTAAGCTCTTTTAAAGCTTTTTCCAATTCTTTGATTTCCTTTTGCTGCGCCTTTATTGCTCCAGCAAATAACACGCTGTTGTTTCCATATGGAATTGATAGGTATTCTTCGGAATGATCTACCAAAGGAAGATTTGTTCCAAGCTTTTTCTGAAGTGCATCCAACTCCTGGGCAATCAATCCCATTGACCTTTGATCAGAATCTTTAAACTTAAAAGTAACCGGTCTCATTCCCAAGACTAAATTTAAGGCTATTTCATCCGGAATCTCTTTGATATTTTCCTTCAATCTCCTATCTGATCTTTCATACAGTGTTTCGCACGACACATCACCAGATACCGTTACTGTATTTGCAGTCAGCGTTCCACTGACATCCGCGTTCCCTGATATTCGCATATAATTTGTATACAGAAGTCCCTGTGTAGTGATCGTGTCTGCATAGGTTATGGCATCTACACTCACTGCGCCTGAAGATGATACTTTAAACTTATCATTTATATTGATAGATCCACCATTGATCGTTCCACTAAATGAAGCCGTTCCATCTTTGTATAGCTTGAAGTTATTCGTATCAATAACTAGATATCCTGTCTTAAATGTAATAGCATCTGATGTTGCTGATATTTCTGAACACAGTTTATCTTTGCTCACTTTCAATGCAATCTGACCATTCAACACCCTGATGCTGGTTTCCGTGCTTTCTTTCAGATTGGTAAACTGGCTGATAAATCCATTCATAGTTACTTCCAATTGACTAATGGATTCATCTGTTTCCTGGTACTTAAGAAAAGAATCTTTTGCAAAATTGTCTTCCGGAGTTATATTGCTCAAGCTATATCTAAGCTGTTCATTCAACATTTGGATATAGCTATAAACTTTTTTCATATTTTGATCTTGCCCACCTAACGCAGGCATATTAAAGCTTGACATCTCTCACCTTCTTGATCTGCTCTTTTAATTTGTTTATTCTTTTCTGATTCTCCTGTATTCCTTTTGCGTACAACGCACTATAAGCCACATACGTCAGTTCTAAATATTTACCCGACCGATTTACCCCTAAAGCATTTTTTCCGTTCTCCTGTGTCAGGTAGACGTCCTGTGCAATATATCCTATCGCCCTATTGCCTGAATCTCGAAAAGAATACGATACCGGTATCAGTCCAGCAAAATCCGCTTTCTCAATATCTTTAATACATTGTTTTTTCCTTTTGTCTGACGTGTACCGCACCTTCCGGCAGTTCAGATTTTCAGACACATAAAGTTCGCTGCATGTAGCTGCTTTCCCAATAACGTTGATGTAATCATCATCATTGTAAATTTCCATATTAGCAGCCACGATAGCTTTCGCAGGATTTAAGGTAGTTGTAGTCAGAGCATCATCTATGTACACATCGCCGGAAGGAGATACTGCAAAACGATTGTTGATGTTGATAGATCCACCCGTTATATTTCCAGAAAAATATGCATTTCCAGGCTTATCTAACTTCATATTTTGGGCATCGATAATCAGGTGTCCGCTAGTTAGTCGGATATATTCTCCATACATCTCCATTCTGGTAAGCATTTCATGGACAACGTTCCCTGTTGCTACCAACAACTGAATACTTTCCGAAGACTGGGATAACTTAGTCTGTACAGATGAGGCATAATCATCATATTCAATGTTCAGCGCATCCGTTGAAAACTGGATTTTTCTTACTTTGTTGTTTCTATCCGTAATAGAATTTAAAACATCATTTGAAATGTTATCTTCCAGGCTCAAATTTGAAATCGTATATTTGAGATCCTCACTAAACCGGTATAACTGCCGTACAACTTTTCCTATGTCTGTTTCATTTTTCTGAATAATCATGGGTTTAAATACTGCCATGAATATCACTCCCATATCCTATATATTTACTCATAGCAATCAAAACTGCCGGTCCTTTTCCTTCCAGACGGAACCGGTATCTCTGGCATCTGGCTGGGGTTATATTAAGCACCTGCGTTCTATATCCCTGAGAAGTAAAAGAAATTTTCTTTTCAAACTCTGGTTCACTGTCGCATTTTATAAATACGTCCACTTCACTTCCCGGATCCAGTTTCAAGTTAAAAAGCAGTCTTTTTAAGAACTTATACTCCACACTTCCATCCAACTGGTCTCCGCTCTCTAGCATCCACTCTATCTGCTCATCCCTTGAACCGCTGATTGTAAAAAGTTTTCCTGTGGAATCAACACAGTATAGCTGTCCTTCTCCGTATGCCATAAACAAAGCCTGCATATCATCTTCTTTGTGCCACATACCCTTTTTTAAATCATACACATAGATATTCCACTGCCCTGATACATCCTGTAACGATGCATAGTATTTTCCGTTATGCTGACCAGCCACACCGCCCTGAAACCGTACCTCTGCCAGTGCATCCGATACAGATTCCGGATACGCTCCGTCAAAACTGCATACATTGCTCCTGGACACATACAATAATGTTTCATTTACAACACATGCTGTCTTCTCACACCCTTTTGCAACACCTCTGACCGGGAATGATGTATTGATCTGAAAATTACTTGGTTTATCTCCATAAACCTTATGGATCGTATCTTCCTTGAAAAACAGCACATATCCCATATGAGACAGGCAGCCTGTAAAATCTCCATCTGATCCAACTGTAGCCGCATACGAATCTGTACTGATCCCTTCAAACGCATTCCAGTTTGTTGGATCTCCCAGCTTGCTTGCATATACCTCATGATTTGCGCTGGAGCAACCCCACAAGCGGTTGCCATTCTCACAAATATAATCCATATCCGGTACTTTTCTGGTAAGCTTTAGCCCAGATTCCTGAGTAAAGCTGGATGATAGATCACCTATGATCACAATGTAGTCATCTGCTTTTTCCTGAATCACCGTAGTCTTGTTAAAGCTACTGTTTGTACAACCGGATATTTCCACACCGTCAAACTGATTAAATTGCTTTCCGATTCCGGTACAACTAATCTTTACCATGGTACTTCCGGTTGTCGTCTGTGCAAATGTTGCTGTTGCAGCCTGGCTCCAGGAAGCCTCTAATGCTGTCTTTTCTCCAGTGGATGTGTTATACATAATTTTATCCGGGAATACCACAATATAGGCTCCCAAACTCACCAGCTGCTTATCTGTATCCTGGACTGTTGCAATTTCTTTATCTTTGTAATACAGCTTTGTCCCATCCACATAGGCCAAACCATTTTTATAAATGATCCCATGAGGTTTTGATAAACTTTTCAGGATTTCTCCTCTTGGCTTTCTGACCGCTATCGCCGGGAAAACATCTGAAGACATGTTTTTCATGTCCGAAAACTCATTTTCTCCAATTACAAGACCTTTGTTCAGTCCCCCAAATGATCCTATCTGTTTGCTGTCCCCTCTCGGTGTCATTGTCAGCATTGGTAATCGTCCCATTAAAGCTCCTCCTTAAAATTTGGAAAATAACGGTGCTTTTTTTGCCCGATTGCAGCGCCTGAACCATGCAGCATATGCATCATAAGCGGAGTTGTACATTACAACGTCATTGTTATAGCGTTCAGTTTCTTCATTGTGATAATCAATCTTTGAAAGCAGATAATTAACATAGACATCCTTGAACCGATCCGGAATACTTAATTTTTTATCCTGGTCTTTTTCATATTCCATTGGAATAAATTCCAGATTATATCCTTCCGCCCGGTTGATTACTTCTTCAATGACCTGTCCCTCAATTTCATTGATCCATCCCATGATCATGTCTGTACCATACTGCTGCCCTCTTAAAGATGTGATATCACTAATCAAATCGTTTACTGTCATATAAGCACCTACTCTTTCAGTCCCGGCCAGGTAAGCGCTCCATCCTGGTCAGGGGTTAAAGTTACCGGGTCTGTAACCATAGCTCCATCTTCATTCAGCACGTACCATTTCCCATCAATAGTTTGCTGACCGGTCAGCATAGCTCCATCCGCGCCAAGGTAATACCATTTATCTTTGTATTTATACCAGGTATTCTTGACCATTCTTCCTGCACCATCAAACCAGTACCATTTATCATCGTACCAATACCAGTCATTTCTTACAGGCTCCCCGTTTCCGAGGTAATACTTCCAATCTCCATCCTCTTGCTGCCATCCTTTTTTCTTTTGTTCGCTTATTGGAGTTAAAAATAGCTTCTGTTCTGCCTGTCTTCTTCTGGTCAGGCCAGCCAAAATCTTACCACCACCGCGGTTATATGCCAGGATCTTTTCTGATATCTCAGCCCGCGATCTGGTTCCTTTTGCTGTCAACTGATCTATAGATCCTACATTGTATGCAAATGATACCAGGGCATCAAATTCATTTTGATTCCACATGTATTTCGTTCCATATTTGTCTACATTGCGCTCATATGGTCCCATATCATCCGTCAACATCTTATCTGCCTCTGCCTGTGTAATCCTCTGACCTGCTTTTACATTTCCTGTGTGTCCCCAACCAATGGTCCATACTCCTGCCGGGCACTTATAAGCTTCTAATCTGCATCCTTCAAAGCTTCTTATCAGTTTCAAACCATTCTCTGAAATTTTCATGTGTACCTCCTATTAAAAAAGGCTTAGGATATCCTAAGCCTAAAGATGTGTCACTCCAATTTTGTTTTGTCTTCGACCTGACCTTTAATTGCTTTTGCAAGCGGCATCAGGAACGGAGGCATAGCAACACCAATATCAAGTAAATTCTCTAGGATGGATATGATCTCATTGCAAATAAGCCAAACAGCTACTACGGTAGCAATCACAAACGGTATTTTTATGTCCAACCCTATATATTGTCCTGCATATATGATCATCCTATCCATGAGCCATCCTACACCGATCAGGATCCACATTCCGATTTTTTTACAAATGCCTCGAATCCCCTTGTAGCTTGTCACATGTTCCTGACGATACTTCGATGCAACTATTCCGGTTATATAATCAGTAAAATTCAGTGCTACGAGAGCAAACACCGGTACTGCCAATACTCCAAGATAGGCAAATGCTGCACTCATTATAGTGATAAATATTGCTTTAAATCTTTCCAACTTCATTTACCTCACTCACTTTTCTCTGGATTTTCCTTTAACCACTTTTCTGTTACTTTTTTCCAGAGTTTTGGCACCTGCTCCAGTGTCATTTCTCCAGATCTGATTTTTAATCCATAATACCTGCCCATTATGATGTCACTCCTTCCTGGTCTGCCATAGCACTCATTACTGCTCCCATATCTCCAATAGCTCCGTCATGGACTGCTAATGTTTCGGTATTAGCGGAAACCTGTGCTTTCAGTTTTTCGATATCTGTCAGCTCACGAATACCAAATGTTGCCATGATCTTTCCATCTTCGGTTTTGTCCAAAGTAAACGCCGGTGACATCAGACACATATCTTTGTATGCACCTACGGTCAAGCCTTCACCATTCAGGATCCGCACCTCAGACATGTTCTCATCTGTGCATCTCTTCCAAAACTGATCTACTGCTGTCATATCTTCGAATACAGCTTTCATGTTTTCAAGACTGGCAGCTGCTTCCAGTTCAACAGCTGTTTCATTTTTTAAAACAATTTTGTCTTTGTTCATTTTTTCTCCTTTAACTTACGCTTCGTAAATCACATCTAACCCATAAGCTACTGCTGCATCATGCTCAATCCGGCACCCTCTGGCATTTTCCCAACCCTTGCAGAAATAAGCTGCATGACAAAGTGACATATTTTCCAGACTTTTAGCAAGAAAGCAAAGAGGAATCTGTACCACTCCACGTTCTTTCATCTTTTCATTGCTGTACCATTCATCAGTAAACAAGGTGTTTACAATTTCATAGCCTTTGGCTTCCAGGGCCTTGATTGCCTGTTCCCTAGTTGCAATAATCTCTTCATCTGTTTTTCCAGCCATTGGCTGACTAAGCATTGCTTTCTTCATAATTTTTCTCTCTCCTTACATTTTGTAACAAATATTTTCCCATTTTTTATAAGCATCCATATAAAGTTCATCTTTGTCCCCATTATATGTAAACTCATAATACATTCCATCCGGAGCGGTAGTGCTTAATAATGCTTTGTGGTTCTGTAATGTCTTGCAGCACCAAACCACATACACATCATCTACTGTGATTTTTTTCTTATCTGTCTTATCCATGTGCTCATTGGTATAAGCACATACCTTTTCTTTACAAATGCGAATAAATTCAGCATTGCTCATATTTATTCACCTTTCCTTTCTTTTTCTGGTTTGCTTACAATAGTAATTTAGATTCGGGATATTTTAAAATAAAAGTTAAAACTACAACAATTGTTTTAATTATCGAAGAGTTTACCTTTACAAATGGAGTAGCAACTAAGACACTTCAATCTATTTTTGGAAGCATTCCTACATATGCTAGCGGTATATGTCAAACAAAAGTTGAAGATAGCGGTGTTTACAATTTTACAGCAGTAAAAGACGGAAATAATTTAAAAATTGCAACAGCTGGTTCTACATTTTCCGGAAAAAAATGGGTAACTATGATAATTTTTGGTACGGCTTAATCTACAAAAAGATTGTTTGCTATTGGAATACAAGTCTCTGCAACTGATAAATTAAGATGCTGACAAGGATACATACCGTTTTATGATTTGTCCATCATAAAAGAAAACAAGGGTTAATTTAGATAATGTTGTATCAATTTCCATTCTAGTAATGCTCTTTCCCGCAACCATTATTGGTGAAGTATAAGGAACGCCATCAATCGTAAACGTTACTCCATTATTATTAGCATTCAAGACTACCTTGGAAATATGATTATCTGTGTTGAGTTTGTTTGTTCCAAGAGTTTCTAAATTACTATTTTGAGCGGTGATCTGATCCTGCAAGGACTTTCCCATACGTGCATCCAGTGCATAGCCTTCTTCCGTGGTTAATGCATTGTTTACCACATTACTTCTTGATAACAGCTGATTTAGCACCTTATCCGCTATCACATCGATCAACGCCTGGACCGTACTTGTCGCATTTTCCGTACCTAATAATCCTAAAGAATCCACAGCTGATACAGACGATGCTTTTCCGTTAAATCCGCCCAATCCCTGTATCAGCTCTTTCACTTCATTTGCATCTGATGCTGCTGCGGATGCACTGCTACTAGCCTCTGATGCTTTTTGGGTAGCTGTCTGAGCTGCACTACTAGCTGTCTCTGCGCTTCCAGCTGCCGCCTCTGCACTGGTGCTGGCTGCACTTTGGGCTGCGGTCGCTGTCTGTGCCGCACTACTGGCTGTTCCAGCACTTCCGGATGCCGCCTCTGCACTGGCACTGGCTGCACTCTTCGCTGCGGTCGCTGTCTGTGCCGCACTACTGGCTGTTTCTGCGCTTCCAGATGCCGCCTCTGCACTGGCACTGGCTGCACTGGCAGCTTCTGTTGCTGTCTGCGCTGCGCTACCAGCTGTTCCAGCACTTTCGGCCGCTGCCTCTGCACTAGCACTGGCTGCACTCTTCGCTGCGGTCGCTGTCTTAGCCGCTTCTACCGCAGCTTCACCCTGCTTCTGCCACTCTGCTTCATTTTTCAGCCTGGCTGATTCATTTTCCTGGCGGATCTTTTCTGCTTCCACCCTGCTGCTTTCCGCAGCATCCATTGATTCAGTCTTCTGGTCAATCCGTTTTTCCAGTTTTTCCAGTTCAGAAAGCGCCATTTGTGCACCATCTGGCGTGTTTATAGTCTTTCCAACATACAAAAACCCCTGATTCGTTGCCCACTTTATGGTTCCAAAATCATCAGATCCACGAAGAGCGATCCATACCGTGCCTATCTGCTGTACACTTGCAGCACTCACGGTCCATGTCAATATCACATGCTCATCTGTTATTTCTTTTTCAAGTACGTCAGTATCCTTAGTTTCCTTTCCGTATCTCAGATCAATACGAAAATCCAGGTTAGATATGTCAATACCGCCTACAGTGAGGCGGTTGATCTTAAACTGTCTGGTTTCTGAATTGTTATCGAACTGTGTCCCTATCTGTCTTTCTGCTACCGGGATCACCAATTCTCTTCCCCGTACAGTTATCATATCTTCCGTCCCCTTTCAGTTACTCCTTGTATCTTGCGCTTTCTTCAAATTCGATTGCATATTCACGCTGAGCTTCTGCATTTTCCAGAACCTCTACAACAGATTCCGGAAGTTCTGTTGGTACTCCTCGCTTAATCAGATAAGACTTTCCGTTTACTGCAACAAAAACATCTGCACGATCCTTATCTGCACTTCCCAGCGGGATCTTGAATCTGATCAGCTTCTCTCCCTTTTTCTGTGGCTCTGCATCCTGCTTTACTACTGCATCCTCTACCGCAGCCTGTTCTACTACTGCATCCTCTACCTTTGCAGTTCTTCCCATGTTTTTAAACCTCCTTAGTTCGCTTCTCCATCGCTAAATGTAGATGCTGTCTCAATACGGATCATATAAGCCTCTGTTAAGATTTCAGTTACTTTGAGCGCCTTCCAGCCCACAGTAGCTCTCTGATCCAGCGGATCACCTGTTCCGGCACTTCCCAGCTGTTTAATAATGGTCTTTAAACCACCACCTTCAATCTTGGTAGTCGCATATGCATTTGCACCAAAGATTAAAGTTCCATACACATCAATCTTTGTAGTGTCAGATGTGCTTTTTGCAGCTCCAGCCTTAGCCCAGATTTTAGCTTCAGTGGTTTCAACAAATCTAGCGCCCTCAATCTCTCCAATCTCCCCGTTATAAATTCTTTCTGGATTTTTGTACTTAACCGCATCGATCCAGCGCGCATCTTCTGTAAGATCGTAGGAGCAGTCTGGATGTACGATTCCGTAGTAATATCCGTTAATTTTCTTTGCGTTCTGCTTTTTGAGGAATCGAACTGCCTTTTTAACAGCCTTAACTGTCAGTTTCATTTCAGGAGTTAAAGCCGCTCTGGAGGTAACCTGCCCCTCTGCATACTGCACATTAGTTCCAGCTGCCAGTACTTCTCTCGAAATTGTATCCAGGGTTCTGCCTGCCTGAGATCCAATTAAGGTGGTTGCTTCAACAATGTTATTATCGATCGCTGTTAAGATCAGTAAATCTGACAGCTCAATGAAATCACCATACTGCTTTACCGTTGCCTCGATCTTGGTAACGTTCATCTCTTTACCGGTCGGTGTTACGCCTTCGGTCAATGGTGTCATTGCTTTCGGCAGCTGATCATACTTACGGAACTCAATGGTCTTACCACCATTTTTTGGAATGTTTCTTGTCTGTGCCCACTGATCATGCACAAGTTCCGGTTCTGCATTCTCGATCAGATTGCGATCATAAAATGTCTTCATTTCTACAGACATACCCGCTGCTGTAGTTGTATTCGCCGGTGCGTCAAATAATCTAAGATTCATGTAAATAATAGTCTTTTTCATGCTTTTTCCTTTCTACATCGTAATGGTCTCCCCTCTGGCTGCGCGCTCCATGACTTTGCGGAACTCTTCATGTGATAAATCCCATGCACTCACTTTCGTTCCATTTGCGCTACCGGCACCCACACCATTTTCGGACGGTCTGCCATTGCCAGATCGGATTGAATCCGCAACTTTTTTCTTCGTATCTCTCTCTGTCTGGGCCATTAACCCTTGTGTAATCTCGTTAAAATGAACTGCTTTATAAGCGTTTTCGACTTCCACTCCGGCACCCAACAGCCTGGTAAAAGTCTCATTCTCACATTCTTTTGCCATATCAAATTCTGGGAAATGCTGCTTACAAAGCTCAGCCTCTCGGTCCCATCTGGCATAGATATCATCCCTCTGCCTAATCTGCTGCGCTCTCTGGGCGCTTTCAACCAGCTGTCTATTCTGAGCCTCTGTCTTTCTCATTCTTTTCAGCTGTTCAACAGTCATGTTTTCTTTAAGAGCCTGCTCTTCCCAGAAAGATTCATCATTGTCGATGGCTTCCATGATCTTTGCTACATTTCCGTCTTCGATTCCGTATCTTTCAGACAGCAATGACATCAAAGGCGTATATGAATCAAGCTGTTCATGCAGCCGTTGCTCATCCTTAAATCTTCGGTCGATATGGCTTTTTACGTCTTTACCATACAGATCACGATACTTTTCCTTGAATTTTTCATAACCTGCCTGCCGCTCTTCCGGTGTTTCTTCCAGTTCCTGGCCTTCCTCTGCCCCAGCGCTTCCAGTGGTGTTCTGGACATTTTCTCCCGTTTGGTCTGCTGCTGGTGCTGCCGCACCGGCTCCACCGCCTTCACCTTCAAAAAGTCTTAAGTTCATTTCGATGATTCTCTTCATTTTGCTCCTCTCAGCAGTCTTTCCTGCGTGTCCAAAATTCAGCGGTCTTTCCCGCGCGTTCTGTTTTCATGGTATCACATTCATTTTTTCTTCTCTACCACCCCAGATTTTGCGTTCATATGGACAAATTCCGGGTAAGATTTGCTTAATGTTTCATACCCTCTCTGTATGGTATAAACCATCGCGTTCAAACGCTTCTGTGCTTTCTTCTTGACCAATACACGAATGTCTATCAATCCCTCTTTGATCTGCAAGTCCTGTATCACTACTGCTTTCTCTTCTCCCAGGTCGATCATACACTGCGCTGCCGTCTGTCCAATGGCAGATACTGCAGCACAAACAATATCATGTCCTTCCGGAAGTCCCATAGCGCATCCGTATCCGGCATGACCTTCCACCTTCAAACGGAAGTATCCTGGCACGTTTTCAAATGTAATCTCTGTCACTGGTTTACCTCCGTTGCTGTAGCTGCCTTTTCCCTGGCCTTTCCTGCCTGGCTGGTATCTGTATTCACTGCCTGTCCTAAAGAATTTGTCTTTATGCTATTTCCCTGGTTTACATTCACATCTGTCATAGCCATCTGGTTGTTTCCAATCAATCCATTAACAGCCTGGATCAGATCCGGTCTATTTGTCATTTCAGCAACCATCGGTGCAAGCTGCGCTAATATCTGCTGCAACTGCTGGATCTCCTGATACATGGTGCCATTCTCTGATATCTTTTTAATCACTTCTTCTCTACGATCAAAATCCATCATAGATACTACCGCAAGGGCCTGATCCGCAAGCTGAGGATTAAACAGTCCCATACCAAAGAGTTCTTTTGCCAGTTCGTTGTTTGCGATCCTGCTATACGGGCTTGCCTTCTGTGCTGATATTTTGACATCAAACACTGGTCTTCTGGTCAATATTTCCCCGTCCATCATTGTTGCTGTCTGTTCCTGTAATTCGCTCTTATCCATCATCACATACTGTGCATCACCATTCGACTGAGTGATCCGATAGCAACGAGGCAGATCATAAAACTGCCTGATAAGCTCAATAATCAGTGTCACAACCTCTGCATGTGCGGTGTAGCTAGTTTTGATCATATCCCGGCTCAGTTTACTTCCTGCTTCCTGCAATGCTGCGATAGCTGAAGCCGCAGTTACTCCCGATGCTGTGGATCCCTGAGAAAAATCCCGGTTTCCGCTTGTTTCTTTCAGCTCATCCACTTTGAGTGTTCGCATGTTGATAACATATTCCGGTAGCTGTGGCGGCTGGATCTGCTTAATTTTGGTTTCGTCCATTGTTCCAGATACTTCCACCAAATCTTTGCTTAAATCAGCAAAATCCTCTGCATTTACATTTGATCCTGACGATACAAAATATCTCGGTTTGCTCAAATTTGCAGACTTGAGTATCACCGAATCCAGCTTGTCTATATATTCCTGGGGATTTACCATTACATCCAGGTATCCAAACCCTGCTGGAGAACCTTTTTCCGGGAACATTACATCAAATACAAACGGATATTTCCCATGCTCATACCATCCATTAGTGCATGTTTCATCATCCTCAGATGCATACAACACAATTCCCGGAATAAATTTGCAGTAGTGCAGCACCGTCTTAACTCCGCCAGTTGCAAGCAGTATTCTTTTTTTGTAGTACCAGTCAATGACCTGCACCTTGTTGCTTGTATCGATGTTCTCATCATAGATATACTCTGACTTTATCAGTTCGCCTGTGCCTACTGTTTTATCTTCGAGTTCTGGATATGCTTCTTTTAGCTCATCCAGGTCCATAAGTTCTGTTGTAAACACATCCTTTGATCGCTGTATGTCCTTTATACCAGGCTCCCAGTAGATATTCATGATATCCTGGCATTTTACGTCAACGTCTCCTAAGCCGTTTTCTTTTTCTTTGTTCCAAAAGACCCCGTAAATGGCTGTCCCAGTTTTGGGCTTATCCCAAGAGCAGTCATTGTATACTTGCTCAAAATTATTCTGATCCAGTATAACCGGCACCACCTGAGAAAGGATTTTCGCTGTATCCTCATCTGACTGTTCTCTGGGAAGAATAGCCGGGCATGGATAATTGTCCATAAAATCCGCATGTTTATTAATCAGGCTGTTAAAAAGCCATGCGCTCACTGGCTGGGGATCATTTGCGTTGCGAAATTCACTGTTAAAGCGCTGCCAGTGGTTATTCTTCCACCATTCCTCTGCACCTACAATTCTTGTTTCTAATGCTGCTTTTCCCTCTTTATACTTCTGCAACCTGGCATAAGCATCATCTACTTCTTTTTTACCAATTTTCTTTTTTACAAGTTCTTCGTCCATTTTCGCTCCTAAATCCTAATGATTTTATATGCTTTTTCACGTTCTGCCTTATACAGATCCAAAGGATCATCCAGCGGCGGTTTTTTCTTTACATTCGCACGCTTTGCGATCTGGTACTGCATCAGGAAATATCTGCACTCATCATAAATATGATCTTCCTGTGTAGTGTCAATATCTTCTACGTTCTTTGCATCATATACCAGCTGTGGGATCGTCCTTATAAATCCCTTACATGTGTTAAAAACGTAAAATAACGGATGTCCATCTGCATTAAATGCCAGTCTGTAATGATATTGCATTTTCCCGGCAATTCGATGATTATCGCCTGGGCTCCAGTACACTCCATTTCGGGCCATGATGTCCGCTATAGAATCGCCTCTGCTCACATCAAAGATTGATGGATCTGCTATGCCTGCTATTTTTCTTCCCTTAAGGTTTGGATCAGTCTCTTCTACTTCCCGGATCATCCGCGCCTGCTCTGCGGGATCCACTTCCAGTCCTACATTTGCCTGTCCCTCTTTGCAACCATACAGCTCACGAATCCGATACACACAGCCATTATAATCAATGGCATACCAACCTACTGAGAAAGGCTTTGCATATCCAAAGTCATAGCTCCTGCCGATCAACCAACCCTCAGGGATCTTAAATGGTTCAATAACATGTGTCCATTCACGGCTTTCGTAATTTGACGGGTCATTTTTCCATTCCGAAAATACCTGTCCGCTGAAAGAATCCCAATCACCATACAGCAGTGCATTTCTTTCTGCCTCTGGCAGCATAGCCAGTGATGCTATATACTCCGGATTGTTGTCCAGCAAAGCTTTATTGTCAAACACAGAGCTGGGTATAAATATCCTGTCTCTGGTCCTCTTTATCACCTCACCGGATGGTTTGGTGATATTCACTTCCTGCACAATCTTAGTCTCCGGCTTCGCTATGCTCACAAATCGTGCTTTCACCCACGGATGTCCTGGGCCGCCTGGGTTCGCCGTACTCCTGATGTATGTTCTTAATCCAGGTGCTGATGATCTGACACGGGAAAAGAGATACATATACTCTTCTTCCGCAAAATGCGTTAATTCATCGAATCCTACAAAATCAAAATGTCGACCCTGGTATTTAAGCTTGTCCTTTGTGTGCTGCATTTGCCCGAAGTAGATCATTGCACCAGATGGAAACCTCCATGCATGCTTACTTTCGTTGTATTTAGCTCTCGGGAACGCTGAGCCGTAAAGCTCATGGCTGCGGCTTATGATGTCTTCCAACTCAGGGTAAGTCTTTCGGAAAAGGATTGCGCGATACTGGGGTATTTGGACTTGTCTCAATGCCTCTGCCACTAAATAATCACTCTTTCCACCGCCAGCAGCTCCACCATATAAAGCCTCAAATTCTGGACGTGACATCATTATTTCCTGCCGGGGCTGCGGTGCCCATACAATTCTTTGGTTACTCATCCTTTTTTACTTCCTTGCTGATCTGCTCCACCTGGGTTGGCGTCAAAACAATAACACCAGTTCCCTCATCATCTGCCATAGCCTCTGCAACTTTTTCTTTCCAGATATCCGGTTTACGGTTCTTCAGCCAGAATATGATTGCTTTTATATCCGGTTCAAAATAGTGGACCTCTTCCGCCGTCTTTAATTCTTCAAACTCTTTTATCTTTCTTCCTGTTGCTTCGTCATATTCTACAGTCTTAACTTTAAAAGCCTTTTGCTCCCTTGCATAAAAGCCAATGGCCTTTTTGTACAAACTGTTCTCGATCAGACGATCCGCAAAGTCTTTCCCGGTTGCCAACGCCGCATTAATTGGTGCATATTTCTTTTTCCATTCCGCCAGCGTGGATCTGCTTATCCCTATCTGCTTTGCTATTTCTTCATCTGTCATTCCGGCTCTTGCCCAAGCTGACAGAACCGCCTGATGCTCTTCACTTTCTGCCCATTCCCGCCATTTCTGGCGGCCTGCTGCTTTTCGCTTCTTTTCCGCCATATCACCACCTCATAGCATCAATTTTATATTTTTTCCTGTCCCTTCTCTACCACCCCACCTTTGTCTGGTTTTTCCCACGCAAAAAAGCCCTATATCAGGGCTTCTCTACTAACTTACCGCGCGCGCATGTATGCGCACATCAGCATGTCCGATTGTGTTTACTCATAAAATTTCTCAAAATATCCTTCTTCCACCATATCAACAGATCCATCTGCTACCATACGGCATTTATATTTTCCCGCTCTTGCTTTTTCAATCTCTTCAGCGCTCACATGGATCACTGGGCCTTCTCTTCTTGCCAGAGCTGACACCCAAACCATGGCTCCTTTTGCAATCAGATCTGCCTCCATAAATCTTTTTCTGTCCCTCTCTGCCTGGCGTTTTGCCTCTGCCTCTCTCCGTTCTGCAATCTTCACTCTCTCCATTAAGCTCATTTTCTTTTTCATTTCTTCTCATCCTCCATTTGTGTTTTATAGATTCCCTTAAAGTAAGGGCATGTCTCATACATATCTTCGCAAAATATCCCGGCAAAGTTGCTTTTTTCTTCATGGCACGTAAAAACGATCTGGTTTTTGATCTCAAACCCCAGATTGCAGCATATGTTCTGGCAGGTTATTGTTGCCTGCTTTTTTGTGTCACTTGCCATAGTCTCATAGTAAGGGCATCTTACCCGTACACTATAATTCAACTTCGCAACGCCCCCTTTCTTCTCTTTCCCCCTTTCTGCATATCTTCACAGGATCCATGCTTAATCATCCGGGCATAGATGTAAAACATCGCCAGATCCTGATTATATTTAACCTCTGCATCCAGGAACTTATATCCTGGATAGGCTTTTTCCATTTCCTGTCGCATGGTATCATCATTTTTTACCATCCGGTTTACTTTCCCTCTGCGGAACTTTCCGTAACTTCTGGTCGGTTCCGGTGGCTTTTTCAGGTTCTTGGAGGCACACCATCTTTTTGTACCTCGTGGATTGGTCGTAATGTATGTTGCCAATCCTGTAATCAAAAAATCCTCATCTGGCTTAATTCTCCGAGTATTTTTTCGGTCACACTTTTTCCACATATCTTCCAGCTCATCACGATCCACACCCTCTCCTGTCATAAGGATGTGGAAATGTGGACGGACTTTTCCATCGAATGCCAGGATGTATATGTATTTAATATTTTTCTGGCCATTCTTTTTTCTGCGGTAGTTTATCCTCGTGATAAAATTTCTTATGTCCTTGATAGCAGCTTTGGCATCCCCCGGCATGTACTCATCATTCCAACCAAATGTTGCCCAGATATCGCCTTTGCCAAAATTGATGCAGGCCAGTCTGATGCAATACCGTCTTGAGTTCTTATCATTCAGATTTTTTTGTGACGGTTTGGTTTCTCTCTTTTTCAGGGTTACTGGCATATCTCCCCTTTTCAGGAATGATGGATACACCTGTGATTCTAGCAGCTCGTCACCACTCACCAGATTTTTAGCTCTATTCGTTGTTGTCCTATAAAGGCAGCTCACCCTCTGCTCAGAGATCAGCTTTTCAATCTCCCACTCCTGCAGCTTCTCTGCCTGTTTATCATATGCTGATTCATAATCGTAGTTATCGTAGTGCTTCATGCTGCTCCTCTTTAGTTCCTAAATATTTACAGATTTCTGCCGTTTGTTAATACCCATTACAAGGACGGCAAAGAGGATTTCCCCCTGACCTTTTTTATGGGGCCCGTTACAGGCCCCAATCCTTTTTCTATTAAACTGCCCTTTTTCTAATCATCCTCAACGTGTCCGGTGTTGATTGAGCATAGTACATACTCGTTACTTTAGAATCCGCGTGACCCAGGACTTCCTGGATCGTTCCTATATCTACGCCTCTGTTTTTCAACTCCATTCCCAGTGTCTTCCTCATCTTGTGAGGATAACACCGGTTTGTCACACCTGCGTGTTCCGCAATTTCTTTCATGATTGTCCGTACCGAAGATGTCCCTATTGGCTTATAAGGCTTGCTTTTCGATACGAACATATGTTCATTGTTGTCTGTCCTAGAGTTCCAATATTTTTTGTAATGGTATAAAGCATCCGGATCCAGATATATGGTCCGATACCGGTTACTTTTTTCACCTAGAATCAAAATATCCCCTGTTTCCCAGTTGATCTGGTCAACAGTTATCTCAACAATTTCTCCTACGCGTGCCCCGGTACTGCGCAGTACTTCAATTAAGGCTCGTTCCCGTAAGGTCCGGCAACTGTCTCTTAAACGTGCCATTTCTTCCGGTGTAAAAAAATCTATAGGCTTTCTCTGCACCTTTAATGGCTCGATTGCTTCAACTGGATTTACAGTTATAAGCTTTTCTTTCCGCATCCAGGAAAAGAAAGCGGACAAATACCTTCTTTCGCTATTCAAAGTTGAGTTCTGATTTTTTCGTCCGGTTACTGGTACATTCCGGTTCTCATACCAATTGAGATAGTAAAATATATCATGCTCATCCATCTGCACCAATGGCTTGTCCAACACCGTGATCAGGCGTTTGATTGATGCCATATAACCATATTTAGTCCCTTCACGAAGCTTTTTCTTCTTATATAAAAAGAGTTTTATTATGTACTCATTCTGTTGATCCACACTATCCTTAATCTCTGCCGGTAGCGTATTGATTCTTTCCATAACCACATCTATCGTCTTGTCAACTATCACGCGCTCCAGAATTTGGATTAAATCAGCAGCAATATATGCTGACATGGCAACGATTACATCATTAATAACCTGTGTTTTAACATTCTCATTTGTCATAGATATCCTCCTTTTCCTTGCTTAAGAAGGGTATATATGATATACTTATCTTAAGCAGAACGGCGGATCATGGTACCTTGGGCGGTTAATGATCTGCCTGTTTTTTTGTTACTGTGTTCTGTTTCCATCGGCTTTTCTCCTTTCTTCTCTAAACCATTTGCCATCACCTTTAAGCATCCTGGTCCTTGTTTCATCCCAATCTGCACAAAGCTGTGCACTGTATTTATTTAGAGCTACTTCACACTCAATTTCAAAGTGTTTCAGTCTATACCTTCTTTTTATCAGACTATTTAAACGAGCTGCTACCGAGATGTTTTGGCTGCTCACTTGCAGCATCTCTCGCAACTGTTTGCTCGTATACATTCCGCAGTACGTATTTCTGTCGTACAATTCATATAAATTAACTTTATTCATTTTTTTCTTCCTATCTTGGTATCTTTCCAGTTTTTTCACATAATGCTAGGTAATTATCCACCGCTAAACGAAATTTTTCCCGCAAATCGCGTATATTGGAGGAATGAAAACTTACCAAATCAGAGCAGTTAGAAAGAGTTCCCACATATATCATTTCTTTGGAATCATATTCGATTTTTGCTTCATAACCTTTGTATGTCATAAAATCTCTCCACTAAATTTCAGTTTTAGTAAGTATTGATAACCACCAATACCCACCACTAAGCTACATTTTCCAGATACATTTCCAAGGCTTTCCGGATCACCCAGGACATGGGCCGGTCTTCCTTCTGGCAGTAGACTACCAACCTCTCCAGCTGCTCTGGATCCATGGTTATATTCTGCTTCACATACTTCTTACCTGCTTCTTTCTTTGGTCTTCCTCCTGCCATACCTCTGCCTCCTTCCTCATTGGTGTGTATCTATCTTGGTTTTTGTGGTTATTTCAGTTTTACTGCATAACGTTATTAATTTTATGCAACTTTATCCTCTGCCTCCAGGAAGGCTGCAACAGCCTTTTTTATCAGCCACGCTATGGTTCTTTCATTCTTCTGGCAGTAAGCCACTACTTGCCGGAGCTGCACAGGATCCATGCTCACGCTCTGTCTGACGGCTTTATCTTCTGCTTTCTTCTTCGGTCTTGCCATATCACTACCTCCCTTTCCGTATGCTTATTAAATTTTGGGTTATTTCAGTTTTGCTTACTTATAATCATCAAAGCTCAATTGCCCCGGAATATTTCTTTCTTCCATCCACCAGCTAAAAACATCGTTTCCATCTTTCCACAGTGGGATTCTTCCTGCCCCATCATTCTTCATTGCTTCCAGCATTTTGTCAAAAGCTCTGATATACGCCCGTTTGTATGTCGGAAACATGGCAAATTCAAAATATCTGTGTTTACCTGCCATCGGACAACCTATACAGCCACATCTCATAAATCCCATATTATAAAGAACATTGATGCAAATTTTTTCGCTTGCAATAAACTCTTTTATATCGCTGTCCATCCATTCAATTATTGGATTGCATACCGTTTTTGCTTTTAATTCACATTTTTCGATAAACTTTCTTTTCTTTGAGTTATCATTCATTAGCATAATTTCTGAAATACCCGGAATTGTCATCTGCTCAAATTCTTCGGTTTCCCCTTGATTTTCCGACATTTCCGAATCAGATATTTTTATCCTATCTTTTTTAGTTTTCCCTAATACCTCATACTCTCCCCTATCAGCCCTTGCGCTGCTTTCATCCCACCGCACGCCTGTCGCTATCATTCTGTTTTTACAAGCGTCTTCTTTCAGGTATGCACAACAATATCTCGCCATCCTGGTTGGCGGCATTTTCTTTTTTACAATCAACTGCCACATCGAAAGGGCCGGGTATTGGATTGTACATTTAATTCCATTCGACTCTAATTTTTTGAATACTTTTCTAATATGATAAACTGTCTGCGGCGCATCTATGGTTGTATGGCTGTGATGTACTTCGAACGGAACACCGGACCTTTTAAAAAGTTCCAGAATAACATCTGAATCTTTTCCCCCGGAATATGTACATACAACCGGCGCGCGATAATGGCGCAGGCTCATTTCAGACGCCAGCTTGATCCTTTCGATTGCTTTTTGTTCTAAATCCATCTTTTCTCCTAAATCTTAATTTACCGATGATACCAAATCATCTTGCCATCAGCCATTTTCAGTTCTACCTTATCAGGATAGTTATCACTATCTTTGCAAGCATGGAACCTCATATCATGGATTTCCAGCGCAGCCCTATGGTTACTCTCACATTTCTTGCACTCATTTTTGTCTTTATACTTCGTTCCGCAATGCTCACACACATACAACTGTATACTCTTCATTTCTCCCTCCAAATCTTAATTAAAAATCTCTTTAACATAAGTTTCTGGAAAAATCTTTTATTAAAATTTTTCGCCTAAAATCTTAATTTACCGATGATACCAAATCATCTTGCCATCAGCCATTTTCAGTTCTACCTTATCAGGATAGTTATCACTATCTTTGCAAGCATGGAACCTCATATCATGGATTTCCAGCGCAGCCCTATGGTTACTCTCACATTTCTTGCACTCATTTTTGTCTTTATACTTCGTTCCGCAATGCTCACACACATACAACTGTATACTCTTCATTTCTCCCTCCAAATCTTAATTAAAAATCTCTTTAACATAAGTTTCTGGAAAAATCTTTTATTAAAATTTTTCGCCTAAAATCTTAATTTAACCTCATATTCCCATTCGCGAATTTATAACATTCTGTCAAATGTCTCAAATCTTCTTTATGAGCCTTTACCACGGGATGTTTATACGCTTCTTCCATCGTAATTCCATGATCTCTTGCAAACTGCATGGTAAATTTGCTATGTTCGCCGAGATACGGATTCTCTTCTATGTCTTTATCATATCTTCCCACTGCTATCATCCTCCAATCTTAATTTTTGTTTTTATGAGATTCAGATATCCGCCTTTTTACACACTTGGGGCATAAAAAAGCTCTCTTACTTTTAGCTTTAAATACAGTTCCGCAGTCTTCGCAGATCGTGTTATATACCTTTTCCATCCTATCTCCTATCTGAAGGTTTTTCCTTCAAGAGCTTCGATATCTCTTCTTTCTGGATATCTGTTAAAAAGCCAATCATATGCGCACATATGGTGATCCTTGCTTTCGGATCAGAGAACATATCTTTTACATGCTTTTCAATCATGCAGTCAAGCACGGCTATAGCCTCATCCATCTCTAAATGTTCACCTTCCCAAGTGGCATTAAGAATTAAGCCTCCTTTTCCATCGGCAATTGTAAGCCCCAGTGCTGTCTTTCCTTTCAATACTGCTGTTTCTTTTTCAGCTTCCATCGTTACTGTAACCATTCTTCCTCCTGATATCTCGTGACTATCTTTTGAAACATGGTAGAAAATCACGAGATAATAGCTTAACCTATTCTTTCAAACCGAAATTTTACATATCAAAAATGCTCATCTGGCCCTTACAGTTTCCACCGATTGTGGTCGGGTCCCAACCGACACCGATATAATCCAGGACTTTCGCCCAACCGTATTCTTTTCCTTCTGCATCTTTACAAAGATGAAACATTAGATAGTCCCATTCCTTTGGATTGCTCTTATACAGCATGTCAAACCGGTGTGGCCGCTTTTCCATGTGGATTCCAAACCCGCACATGCTGCAACCGGTCCGCTGAGCTTTTGTGGTATAGAGGGTACCATCCGGCTGTCGTTCTATGGTTCCGTAAATTTCCGGAATAATACTGTCTGGCATTACAAAACATTCAGCAATCTTTCCAACTGTTAATAACTTCTGACGGTATTTTTCTTTCAGACCGTCCTTCCAGAGCTTGTCCATCTCTAATGCCAACGTCAAAATGTCCTGCCGGCCGAAGATTGCAAATGGTGCTGACCTGATCGTAGACGCTCCAAAATAATTGCAACCATTCATTCTCAGACTTTTTGCCCTACGACCACCCTCTGATGCCATAAGTCCCAGATAAGGTACGCTGTTATGTTCTTTTCCCCAGTCATCACAATTTTTTTCTTTGAGGTAATAACAACACTTGGAAGATACCAAAAAGTCCGGTTTCCGGAAGTCGCAGCCCTCTGTTTCATTTTCATAACCGCCAAACAGCTCTAACCAGCGCTGTTTTAATTGCATCTTTGAATTTTTCTGCCAGCCTCCATAAGCTCCCGTCTCACCAGTGATAATCGCATGGCGAACCGTTTTATTCTTTTCAGACGGATTCTGCAACAGTTCTATTTTGGCAGCAACTTCTTTCGATATGACCGGAAAGCCAAACTCCTGTATTACTTTTGCTTTTGTCCAGAAGCTACCATCTTTCCGCTTTAACGGCGGAACATTGATAATCCCAAGTGCTTTATGTACTCTCTGAATAGATTTATCTTCCAGAGATGATGCACTAACTCCCGGTGCATCAATACCGCAAATCTCATGCAAAAACAAATACAGTACAATGCTATCCAGTCCGCCAACTGATACGTGATAATTGAGTTCCCGCCCATCACATTCCCTGGCGAATTCCTCTGCACGGATCCTTGCATATCGCCTTTTAAATTCATACGGCTCTTTTTCTTTTGCGATAAAATAAGCAATCTTATTTTTCGTTCCTAACCGCTGCATCCGTTCCTGTACTGATTCCATTTCTTTCCTTCCTCACGCACTCTCTATGCATGTACAATACAGTCCCTCTCTTTGTCCTGATCCACTCTGCATCTCCATTGATCACCTTCTGGCAGATGCAGCAGACCGGGACGGATGTTTTCTTCGGATCATTCATCGGGTCTCCTCCGCGATCATTTGTTTAAGTTTCTTTTCAAGCGCCTCATTTTTAGCAATACGGCTTTTCACTGTTTCTGCTGCATCAAGACCATGCATCTTACACATGTCAAGATCTTGATGTTGATGGCGCGTATCATCCTGCACAATGCAGAGTAACAACACCAATTCTTCCTCTGACATTATCTCTCTCTTGTCTTTTCCCAGCTGTTTAATTACTGCCAGCATTGAATCATAGCAAAAGCAAATGGCATCCTCTGCTATGCTGTCTCCGCCATAGCTTTCTAGCGTTGACTGCATATTTTCTCTCAAAGCCTGTTCCAGCTCTGTTTTTTTCAAATACATTTTGTCTCCTTTATCTTTTTCCATATTCCCGGATCAACTGCGCTGCTTTCTTCTGGCCTTTTTCTTCCAGGAAGCTAATTACATAATCAATATCACACATCTGCCCTCGCTTTTTCTGGTTCAGTCCGATAACCTCATCGATGCTGTCCCAATCAAATTCGATATCATATTTTTGCTTCAGGACTTCCGCATAGTCCCTGGCTGTTTCATACTGGCAGCCAAACGGATCTATTGCATCCATCATGTCACACAGATTGATGAATGCATCCTTCCATCGCAGCAGCCTGTCCTTTCCAAAGTGGAACTCCTGATTTAGCGAAAACATCACCGTTGGGGTGAATGTCGCCAATATTCGGTTTGCCAAGACCTGGCTTATCTCATTCGCCTTTTTTGCTGATACTTCCAGCGGAATGAAATGGGCATTTCTAACCCTGATCTCCTTCTTTAATTCTTCTATCCCGCCCCTTTCTACTATTTCCAGGGCATATTTGAGACCGTCCATCCTGGCCTGATAGGTTTTATCTCTTTTTATATTCATTTGTTTTCCTTCCTGTGTTGTAATATCCCATGTTGTACATGGTCCCTCCTTTCGGGCCGGGATTTGGAGGACATTTGATAGGTTCCCGGCCCTTTCGGTCAGTAGTATACTGGGTATAATAGATTGGGTAGTGACATATTCTGCTGACCACAAGTTTCTATATGTATCAGCCCTTTTTAGGGCGAGATACCAATTGTTTCCCTCTACGGGTTGGATCCGGACACAGCGCCGTTCCAGCGTATGCCGGTCTTCTGAAGCTTTCACTCATCGGTGATGGGTGCTTTTCCATGTCGATCAGTTCCGCTTCTTTTCTTTTTCTGCCTTTTTCTCTATATTCTGCTCTAACCTTATGATCTTCCATATAGTCTCCTACAGGTAGCTGATCCCGTATCTGCTACGGAACGCTTCCCTGGCTTCTTTTTCTGTTTTTCCGCCTGCAACCGCATGTTTCTCCCAAGCAAGTTGTCCCATCATCTTAGACATTGCTTCCGCCATTGGATTTCCATGAATCCGCGTAAGCACATCTCCTATGTTATGGCAGTTATTGCAACACGGGATTTTCAGTCCGTCTTCCTCTGCCTTTTTCCTGTTCGGTCCTCCGATCAGGTGATGCTTTGCTTCAACTGGCCTGCCGCAAAACAGGCAATATTCGTTATATTCAGTAATTATTCCTTTTTTCATATTTCACTTGCGCATCCAGCTCTTTGGATGGTATAATCTCCTTGCATGATTTTTGATATTGAGTAAAGCCCCGGTTCTCCAATCCCATACCAGGGCTTTATTCTTTTTTATCTGGTTTCAAAAACAACCGGTACTGTCCGCCATGTTCCTGAATGGTCGGTACTATCTTTACCTTTTCTTGTGCTCTTCTGCAATCATCGCAGATACTTCCTTCTCCCGGATCCAGAAAGCAGCCACATTTGCGGCATTTATTCCACTTCCTCATCTGCATGCCTGCCAAATGTTACAAAGTATGGAAATAAGCGCGATTGCCTCCATGATCCAGCAGCGATATTTCCAATCCTCACATGCTTCCTTTGCTCCATGGAAGAGCCGTCTATAGTAATCTGTATCCATCTTTACATTCCTTCCTTTTCTCAACTTGTCCACCAGGCCGCTCTTAGGCGGTCTTTCTTATGTATCCCGCAGGCTGCATGATCTTATCCTGCCACTTCAACGCCAGCTGCTTTCGCTGTTCTGGTGGAAGTTCTTCTAAATTTAAAACTTTACCGTCAATCTCTACCAGATTGACTATTGTGTACTCTTTCTTCATCCAACGCCTCCTTTCTTAACATCTTTATGCATTAGAGCATGTACTTGTTGCTTGGCTCTATGCCGTTTTTGCCTCTTCTTTGTCCAGGCGCTCCTTTGCTGCCAGGATATCTACAGATGCCTTCATGATAACTAAGCTGTTGCTATCCATCTGGCGCAGTTTCTTTACCATTTCCACGATCATTTTGTTTTTCTTTTCTTCCATGGTTGTTTTTTCTCCTTTCTTGTTGTCTATGGTTACATTATACGGGTCTTAGTCCCGTTTGTCAATATTATTTTGTTGACTTTGACCCCTTTTTATGCTACTCTATCCATATAAAGGAGGGAAAAACTTATGAATGAGCGCTTAAAACAATTACGTTCCGTTTTAAATATCACCTTAGAGGAATTTGGGAAAAAAGTAGGAATAACACGATCTGCTGTTGGTCGTCTTGAAAAAGGCGAACGCAATTTGACTGAACAGATGATTATATCAATTTGTAGAGAATTTAAAGTCAATGAATCTTGGTTTAGAACTGGGGAAGGATCTATGTTCTTAGAACTCCCGGAAGAAAACGAAACTGCTGCGCTGGTTGCTTCTATGTTAGATTCAAATAAAGATGCTTTTTATGATATCATTATCGAAATCATGAAGGGTTACCAAGCACTAAGCCCTAAATCAAAGCAGGCAATTAATGAACTTGCTGATAATATTTTGAAAGATTTAGCCCAAAAAAAAGAGGGCTAA